GGTTATATTTCTAATTCTAATATCCCACAGACTACTGTAGAAGTAGGAGCGAGTCTTTCGACAGAATGGGACACTAAGACACCAGATGAGATTATTTTTGATGTTGTGTCGGCTATTACTAGAATATATGAGAATTCTAGAGGTGTATTTGTTCCAACACATGTTTATCTACCTTTATCTCAATATGATCTTATTCTAGCTATGAAAGCAGGCACAAGGGCAAATGATGAGACCGTATATAACTATTTAAGGACTCAAACTCTACCGGCAAGAACACATGGGGAGTTTATGATTGAACCATTAAGATATCTTGCAGGAGCAGGAGCAGGTTCAACTGATAGAATGATGATGGCTACAAAGGAAGATAGTTATTTTATGATGGCGATGCCGATTCCTTTTAGATTGTTATCCGCTAGTGGAGTTATGGATGGTTATAATCAAAAGTTATATTCAGAATATAAGTTCAGTGGTGTAAAGGTAGTTTACCCGACTGCTTTTGATTATGCAGATGGTATTTAATAATTCTAAGGTATTTATTTATGACTAAGAATAGTAAATCAGATAAGAAAATAACATTAACTAACTATATGAAGGGCTTATATTATTTACCACAGGGTTTATTATTTGGGCAAATTAAGAATAATACTCCATCAGAGGTAGGTAGAAACATATCAAGATCTATAAAGAATATGAAGAGTTTAAAGCCTAATGATTCTATAGGTGTTGATAAGAGTAGTTTTGATGTTTACTACAAAGGGTCTAAAGCTTTCAAATATTTAGTAGATATGAAGTTATTAGGTATTAATACTAAGAAGCGTAAATCAAATGAGGATTTGAAGAACCCATCTAAACCAGAAATACCTGTAGAATTAACTAATGAAGGCTTAAAGGATAATGTTTCTATTGGTATTAAGTAATGGCAATTATTGCTGATCTAGCAACTTTTAGAGTATTATTTCCTGAATTTGATCCTGTTGATGATGCTGAAATAGAAGTCTATTTAGATTTAAGCAATGATGAATTAAGTGATATTTATTGGGGGGTATGTTATGACAGAGCAGTATTATATTTGGCTGCTCATCAATTAGCATTATCTCAAAATAGAAGAAGTGATACAACAACTGATGATCTAGGTTTTGTAGAGACGTCTACTGGAGCAGGAGCTATTACACAAGCTTCGGCAGGAGGAATTAGTGCTGGATATAGTGCTTCAATTTCTGATACAGCAGGTAATGATAGGGATAGTTGGTTAGGTAAAACAGAATATGGACAAATGTATTTAGCTTTAAAGAGAACCTGTTTACCAATTGGTTTAATAGCTGGGTGTTCTGATTATGACAGTTCGAGTTCGGCATAAGAATCCTAATGCATTAAGTAAATTATTTAATCAGTATAGGCAAAATTATGTTGTGGCTTTAGGGTTTCCAGTTGGTACATCATCTGTATCAACTATGTATCCTAGTAAAAATGCAGATAGATTTAAACGGCTTAAGGGTAAAGACATTAAGACTAATAAGTCTAGTAAAAAACCAGCTCATGAAGGTGTTACTGTTAATAAAGATAATACCTCATCTGGTGGAAGCAGTGGATCAATATCAGTATTAGAAGTTGCTGCAATGAATGAGTTTGGAACATCTAAAATACCAGCTAGACCATTTATTAAGTTATCTAAACCTAAATTAACAGAAAGAAGTAATAAGTTAATTAGGCCGTTAGTTAAGAAATTAAATAAAGGAGCAATTACTAAAAAAGGAATAGGAGAAATATTAGCAAATAAGCTTCCTAATATTATTAAGAAGACGATTACTGATTTAAGAGATCCTCCTAATGCAGAGTTAACAATATTGTTAAAAAGAAGTGCTAATCCATTGATTGATACCACGTTAATGAGAAGTTTAGTAACTGGCGTTGTTAGAAAAGAGAGTAATAGATGAGTCTTCCTTTACCCTTAGCAGAAGCAGCCCATTTATTCATAGAGAAGTTCATAGCTTATGATGTAACGAGCGTTTTAGTTGATGGAAGATGGGAAGAAACCATAGAACCAGATAGGATAATAAATGGAGTTATACAGACACAGAATAGTAGAGAAATAGAATTAGATTCTGATGGGGCAATAGCTGATGGAACAATGCTGCTTCATACTAAATCTATTATTTATGCTTATGATCTAAGTTTTGATACTGGTGAAGAGACTAAACAAACATACATAAGATACAAGAGTAATGTATGGAAGCTTCAACAACGTGATAATTGGACGGTTAAATGTCAGGGGTTTAATCAGTATATATTGATAAGGTATACAAAATTATCATGAGTGTAACGATAGAAGAAATAAGATTAGGCATTATTTCATGGGGTAGCAATATTACTGGACGAACAGGAGTAATTGGTAATTCAGGAGAAGGTCCTAAATTAGGGGTGCCATATTTTGAAGTGTTTGCTAATCAATATGACAATAGTCAATTTCAGTCATCAGAGATGATTAGTGATGATGAAGAAGAAATATCAGCAAACACAAATGTTACGATCGATATCGATTTATATGGCGGTAATCCGATGTCAGATGCTTCTAGATTAAGCAGAAGCTTATATGCGCAAGAGAGGTATCTAGATTTATGGAGTCTGGGTGATAACTGCGTCGGATTACTAGCCATTCAGCCTTCTCAAGATTTAACATTTCTTGAGAATGGAAGAATGAAACAAAGAGTAAGATTTAGTTTTATATTGAATTGTTTACTTTCTCAAGTATTTTCTGCTTCTCATATAGAGAATGTGGATATTACAGTTGAAGTAAACAATAAAGATTATGATGGGAATTATGATGGTGGAGAAGATCCACATAAGAAGGCGGCTATCTGCGGAGTATAATTATGAGTTTTTCTATTAATTGTGATGATTTGTCATTACCAGTTTCACTTGATATTGCTATATCGGTTAGTAAATTACAAACAGTAAGCACTGTTGATTTATCAGTGGGAGTGTTGGTGACGCCAATTGGGGACCTACCACATGGTGCAGGAAGGATAAGATATTACAGTACTATATCAGCTGTAGCAAGTGATTGGGGTACTACTTCTCAAGCTTATCAATTTGCAAGTGATTTTTTCAATCAAAATCCTAGAGCACAAACATTAGGAATTGCTCAAGCTTTTTCAACGGCTCAACCTGGATTTTTAACTTGTGGAGCAATTGGAGACTTAAGTGATTTCACACCAATTTCAGATGGTAGTTTTGAAATATCAATTGATGGCGATGCACAAGACATCACAGGTTTGGATTTTACAACAGCAACAAGCTTAGATGATGTTGCAGCTGTTGTACAAGCAGCATTACAAGCTGTTGGAACAGGAGGATATACTGCTGCCACAGCTGTTATTTCTGGATCTCAACTTGTTATTACAACTGGTACCGTAGGAGATGGAAGTACAATTACTACATTACTGACTATTGTTACTGGAACAGATGTATCTGGAGTTGGTTTTTTAAACGGACAAAATGGTACGGTAGTAGACGGTTATACACCGACAACTTTTACTAATGAGTTAGATCTTATTAAGGAAGCATCAACTTGCTCTGGTAAGTTTGTTTATGGATGGTGTCTAGATGCTGTATATCGTGACACTTCTAATCAGAATGAAGCAGCTGCTTGGGCTGAGACTCAAGAATATGCTATCATGATGATTTTATCTAACAATCCATTAGCTTATGATCCAGATAGTACAACAGATATTGGTAAAGAATTATTTGAATTAGGTTATAAGAGAAGTTGTACTTTTTATCATAATAATGCTACCTATTATCCTGATGCTGCATATTTAGCAATTCTATTAAGTGTTGATTATTCTGAATTAAATTCTGTCTTAAATATGAAGTTTGAAAACTTAATTGGTATACCCACTGTACCATTAACTGAGACTCAATGGTCTGTATTACAAAGTAAAAGATATAATACTACTACATTAATGTCTAATGGTGCTATAACAGTAAGAGATGGTACACAAGTTAGTACACAATGGTTTTCAGATGATTTAACTAATGTTGATAATTTTGTTAATGAGCTATTAACCAGTGTTTATAATGTATTCACCACAACTAAAAAGGTACCTTATAATTCAGCAGGCATAACTCTTCTATATAATGCAGAACAGCAAATTTGTCAAAATTATGTAACAAATGGGACATTAACACAGCGAGTAGAATCTGATTCTAGCAAGCCAAGTGGTAAAAAGACTACTCCTGCTTATCAAATTATCTTCCCAGCATTACAGAATATAACTGTATCAGATCGGTCTATTAGATCTTTGAATGGTAATCAAATTATTCTACAACTCACTGATGCTATCAATACTTTGTCTATAAATATTACAGTTGAGGATTAAACATGCCACGTTCAACATTTATAAATCGGCCTGCTTCTGCAATTATTATTAATAGAATAGCAGGTCATTATTTTGCTCAAGAGTTTGCATATCGTATTACTATGCCAGATAATGCATCGACATTAACTAAAGGATTAGACAAGATGAGTACGAGTATTAACTCTGATACAACTTGTCAATTAGAAATTAGTTATCAACCATTAAGCGGTACATTGGATCAGATATATAACATTTGGCAGCAACAAGTTACCGGTCAAGGTGATTTATTCACAATAACAATTAACAGTGATGCGAATGAGAATTTATCATTCCATAATTGTTCATTAGCTAAAGCCCCAGACATTGAAGGTGGTGGTGAAAATATGGTAGCTCGTACTGCAACATTTAATTGTGAGATTTTTGTACCTGATCAGAGTTTAATTAGTGAAGCACAATAAGAGGTAATTTATGAAACCTGGTAATTTCGTATTTGTTCTAGGTAAGGATGATTCTATACCACGGAAATATTCAGGTAATATTCTTCCTCCATTTGATGGTTATGATTTTGGTATAAGAGTATTAAAATTATTAAATGTATCATCTAATGATGAATTAAATAATTTAGGTGATAATGAGGATATTTCTAATTTACATATTTTATCATTCATTATGAAATCAGTAGCAAATATGGATGGTAATGAAATAAGTAATATTATTTTAGAATTATTCAGAACGACGACAATATGGGCGGAAGAGGATATTAAGAACGGTAGAAAGATAGAGTTAGTTAATAAGGTATCATTTGATCAATGGTTTAGAGATTATTATCAGGATGTTATGTTATTTGCTTATAATCTTATCAAAGAGAATGTATCCCCTTTTTTGCCTATAGATTGGCTGAAATAAGAAAAAATAGGAAAGTAACAGGTAAAAAAACAATATTACTACCAAACAATTCTGAGAGTAATTATTATTTTGGAAGGTTAATATGGTCTAAACTAATTGATTTTCATGATTTACAGAGTTGGAAATATTCAGTTGAAGATATAATAAGACTTCATAGTATTTTAGATTTACAAGAGCATATAGAATCGGAGTTAATGTACGATGGCTAAAACAGTTATTGATGAGTTAGTTACATTAATTGGTTTGAAGATGAGTCCTGGAACAAGAAGGGCTATAAGTGGATTTAATAATGGATTAAGGAAACTAACAAAAGGAGCATTTCTTGCTGGCACATCTTTAGAATCCGCGGCTGGAGGATTAAGTATATTTTCTGGATTTGCAGCTCATTCTTTAGCTAATCAAGAGCGTCTTGCAAAAACATTAAATATGAATGTTGAGAATCTGCAAGCATTTCAATTTGCAGCTAAAGAGAGCGGTGCTTCTGCTGGAGATATGAACTCTGCTCTTATTAATCTAACTAAAGTAATGAACCCAGTAATACCGGGACAATATAGTCGTGAGTTATTATTACTTGGAGAGAGATTAAAGAATGATTTAACAGGCAAAACTAAATCTGCTGGTGCTGTTTTACTTGATCTTTCTAAAATACTTAAAACATTAACTCCAGAACAACAATTAAATATTGCTGGACAATTAGGACTTGAGAAGTTACTACCTCTTCTTAGAAAGGGCCAAATAGGAATAGCACAGTTATTGCTTACTGCTAGGAAAGTAGGAGCTGTAATACCAGAGAAAGATGTACAGCGTATTGTTAAAGTTGATCAGGACTTTGTAAAATTAAAAGCGACTGTTGCTGGTTTTAAATTTGAAGGAATTGCTAAGTTATCTCCAATAATAGATAACATATTAATAGGGATACAATCTTGGATAGCTGCGAATCAGACGTTGATTTTTACGCTTTCTTCTACTGTGTTAAGCGGGGTATCAAAAGGTTTTGGATTATTTGTTAAGGCTTTATCTAAAATAAACTCAATAATTACTTCTACATTTCCTTCTTTAAAAGATTTCTCTAGTAAACTTAATGGAGTGAACATTATTGCTGGAATTACAGCGGCTGGGTTAGGTTTGTTATCACTAAAATTATCTTTTTTAGGACTTAGAATGACTGGGGCAGTTTCAGGTATTAAAATATTAAAAAGTTCATTACTTGGTCTTGTAGGATTAATAGGGATAGAAGGAACGCTTGTTATTGGGATTACTCTTTTAGTTGCAGCATTAGGTAAATTAAAGAATGTTAGTCAATTTAAAGGTGCATCAGGTATTAATAAAGCATTAGGCTTGGGGACTACTCCACAGAATTTCCTTAGTAATAAACTACCTGGTAACCCATTCAAGCAGCTATCTGTTCTAGGCCGACAACAAGAAGTATCTTCTGTAGCCAATAATACATCTGCTCAATCAAATGTTACACATAATACAACTATAAATGTGAATGGAGCAGGAGATCCAAAAGCAGTTGCAGATCATGTAGGATCATTATTTGGGCATGGACAATTAAGTTTGAATCAGTCTGCGAGTTTAACAAATCCAGGGTTTAATAGGCCGGCAATAGGGTGATATATGTCAGTAGGTATGTTTGCTTCATCATTATTTGGTTTCATAGCCAAGATACCCGTTGATGCTAGAAGAACTGAACGTCATCGCTTATCTGCTACACCATCTGATTTTGCATTAGAAGATAATTCTGTAGCAAGCGATCATATTGTATTAAATCCTGATTCAATTGAGATATCTTTTGAATTAAATAACCAAGATTTATTAGTTCCAGTTGTGAATCAATCTGTTGGTTCTGGATCATATGGTATAAGAAGTGCAACCTTATATAATTTATTACGATTACAATTAGAGAATAGAACATTATTCACAATTATAACGAGACATTATATATATCTTCAAATGGCGATGATTGAATTAAATGTTGATCATGTTGCCCCTGACAGAGGAACGTTAAGAGGAGAGGCAAAGTTTAGAAGAATTAGATTGACTAATCTACAGTCTGTATCTGTACCTACTGATCAATTATTACCTGATGGGACTCAATATAAGGCTTCTAGTTTTGTGTCCTCTGGAACACAGGTTCTACAAGATGTATTAAGCAGTCCAAATTTATTTGACAGCGTTGATGCTGCTTTTGGGGCATAGGATATGTATTTACTACCAACGACAAACACATCTAATACTACTTTTTCAGCGGTATTAAACGGCGTAGGGTATAACATGCGAACCTATTGGCAAGAATTGTGCAGTATGTGGTTTTTAGATATACAATTAAATGATGACATACCAGTAGCAATGGGGTTAGCATTAGTCACAGATATCAACTTGTTTGAATGGTCTAGGAAATTTACAAGAACAATAGGACAATTAAGAGTTGTCGATTCAGTAAGTGACGGTAATGCTACAACTGAGTCATTAGGTAATACTTCTAAGTTATATTATTTTGAACCTGGGGTATTTGAATCAAGATATCCTGATTATGGAGCAGTACTATATCGTGATTTGCAATTAGATTTTGACGATTTATTTACGGTAATATAATGGGCGCATTTATACGACAGTGTCAATTATTCATTAAGCCGCTTGATGAGGTTGATGGTGGTGGAGATGTATCTGATGCGATTGTTATTAATAGTGAGGGAAGGCAACAAGACTTAAGAATATCATTTAGGATAATGAAGAACACAATGGGGTTTCCAAACACCAGTAATGTTGTAATCTATAACTTATCCCAAGCAACAAGGCAAGAGTTAGCTAAATCAGGGAAAGCAATATCAATTCAAGCTGGTTATAAGCAGGGAGGAGCTAAATTACAGACTATAACCACAGGAGCAATTGGTTCATATATTAATAGCAGGGAAGGAGGAGTAGTAAAAACGAATATATTCTCACTAGATGGCGGTCAATCATTAGGTATCGGTCGATATTGGAAAGCATGGAGAAGTGAACAGCAGCTTAAGGATATTGTTAAGGATGTGGCATCAAATTTAAAAGGGGTTACAGTTTCAGAAGACGAGATAAAATTGGATGGAATACAAGTAGGAAGAAAAGGTAGAACGCTAGTTGGAAGATGTGTAGATATACTAGATGAACTGGGTCGGCAGTGGGGTTTTTCCTGGTATATTGATAACGGTGTTATGAAGGCTATTCCAGATGTCTCGTCTTCACAGACTACATTTACTATTAGTTATAAGAATAAGAATTTGATACATGCAACACCAACGATTGATAATTTAGTACAGATACAAACTGGTATAGAAATACAAACATTTTTAGATCCAAGAATAAAGCCATTTGATAATATAGAATTAGAATCAGAAGTAGCTCCAAATCTAAATGGTACGTACAATGTGACGAATGTATCTTTTATAGGTGACACACATGGTAAACAATGGTTTACAATTATACAATGCATTTTCAAAGGTGCACAACTCCAAGAACAATTAAATGGGTAAAGAATGTCTATAAGAGCTGCTAAACTACATACTCAACAAGCTTACAATCTATCATTTAGAGATTTAATGCTGACTAAGAGAACAGCTTTACCTGGAATTATACAAGTTGTTAATTATAAAAATGGTAAACTTATTTCAGTAGATGTACAACCTGCAATTAGAGCAATGCTTTCTTCAGATGACAATTACAGTAGTACTCATGAGAACTTACCAATTATACCTGATGTTCCTATTGTAATACCATATTCTAATGTGAATGGTTTCTCATTAACAGTGCCAATTGCAATTGGAGATGAATGCTTATTAATTATTTGTGATAGAAGCATTGACAATTGGCAGAATAGTGGTGGGATACAATCTGTTGTAGAAGACACAACACCACGTTCTCATGATTTAACAGATGCGATATGCATAATTGGTGCAATATCTGAACCTAATGCAATTACTGATTATTCAACCAGTAAGATATCACTTAGGAATAAAGATAATACGGTATCTGTTAGTCTTGATAATGACTCAGTTGCTTTGACAAAAAACACATCTGCTATTACGATAGAAGATAATGACATGACTCTATCAGTAGGATCATCATCTATATCTATTACAGATGATACAATAACCTTGAAGGCAGACACGATAGTACTTAATGGTGCAGTGGAAACGACTTCTTCGTTTGAAGTAGGAGGAGAAATGACAGATAAGAATGGCATATCTGTTAATGCCCATGTGCATAATGATCCTCAAGGCGGCGAGACAGGAGCGCCTAAGAACCCATAGGTATAATGATGGCTTGGACATATTACATTGATCCCACTTATAATGATTTAAGAGTAATAAATGGATCTCTACAGATTGCAAGAGGATCAGATACTGTATTACAACAGGTATTAGTTGCTTTAAATACAGAATATGGTGAATGGTATCTTGATACAGATCAAGGAATAATATATTACTCAAGTAGTAAAGAGTTAAACGATAATACTCAAAGAGGAATATTAGGGGGTAATTTAAGTGCAACAGAGATATCTTTCGCAATAAGAAAAGCTATTATTGAGACGCCAGGAGTGGTTGATATTCAAGATTTTACGATAGAAGAGACGAGTAGATCAAGTAAAGGATATAGGATAACAGCGACATGTACAGTAGAATCGGGAGATGTAAATTCTATTGGAACACCAACTTCTGAAATAATTAAAGTGAGTTTTTAATGGCAATCACGACATATGGTGTAACAGATGATGGATATGTATTAAAGACACAGAATGTCATCAACGAAGAAACAGAAGAAGCATTGCTAGATGTAAAGGATCCTGTTACTGGAAATTCTTTGCAAGTAGATTTTGAAAGTTCAGATATAGTTGCTCAAACAATATTAGTGCCTCTTGAAGGAGTAGGAGAGGGTCTACAAGGTAATCAAACGTGTTACAACCAATATAGTCCATCTCTAGCAACTGGTGCAGCATTATCAGGTTTAGTTCAAATAAACGGGATAACTCGTAAAGATGCAACCGCTTCTACTGTTACTTTAGCTTTTACTGGTACACCAAACATAACAATTACTGAAACCGTATCTGTTACAGATCAGAATAATGAAAATATATGGACTACAGATGGAGAATTTACGTTTGATGCTTTTGGAATTAATCTTAATGTTCCAGCAACTTGTCAAACATTGGGCGCAATTTCCGCATCACTTAATACATTAACAAGCATAGTTAGTCCTGTAACAGATGTGACAGGTGTTACTAATGATTCAGAAGCAATAGTTGGACAAGATGAAGAAACAGATACATTACTTAGACAAAGAAGAGCAACATCAACAGAAGCTCCGAGCATTGGATTACCTGCTAGCTTATATTCAGTACTTCTTAATATAGATAATGTTGAATTTGCTAGAGTGTATAACAATGTTAGTATTACAACAGACTCAAATGGGATTCCTCCTAAGTCAGTTGGATGTGTTGTTTTAGGCGGAGATGATACTGAAATAGCAAAGACGATATTTTCTAGGTGGTCTGCTGGAGCATCATTTTATGGAGACACGGATGTTACTTTTCAAGACATACAAGGAATAGCTTACACTGTATCATTCTTTAGACCAGCAGAAATACCTATATTTGTGATCGTGCATATTACTGTTGTGGAGGATGATGTATATCCTGTTGATACAGGAGAAGAGCAGATTAAGATTGCTATTGTTGAATATTCAAAAGGAGGAGCACCTGCTTTAGGAATAACAGATGGTTTTGATGATGTAGGATTTAATCCTGGTACAGATATTTACGTCTCTCGTTTATTTACACCAATTAATTCTGTACCGGGTCATACGATTGATGATGTATTCATAGGCTTTAGTGGAGGTCCAACTGAGAGTGATGATTTACCAATAGGATTTAATGAAGTGGGTAAGTTTGAGGTAGCTAATATTTCAGTAGTAGTGGCAACTTAATATGGCAGTGGATTATAGTGAATATAAGATTGATTTAGATGAGTTAGCTTGTAAAAGATTACTTTCTCAATTTAAGAAATCAGATAAAGGAATTATTCCTTTGGTATCTGCTACAGTAGAACAAACACAAGACTGGAATGATATTATATTAAGTGTTTTAGAAGGAAGATCATTAGATCAAGCTAGTGGTGTTCAATTGGACATAATCGGAGAAATTGTAGGATTAGAGCGACCAACAGTAGATGCCGGTGATGTATTTTATGTTACAGCTGACTCAAATATATTAAAGCCAGATTCATTGTTTACGGCTTATACAACAAATGCGCCGACTTCTGGTAACTTTATACCAATGGACGATATTGCTTATATTGCTTTTTTAAAAGGTAAGATATTTAAGAACCAAATTAGTGCGTGTAGTGTACCAGAGATAATACAATATCTTAAGATTACATTAGATGTTGATGGAAGCGTTGTTAATTGTTCAGATGAATTAGCTTGTATTAGCATTGTTGTACCGAACACGATACCTGAGCCTTATATTGCTATATTAATATCTAAAGAGTCAGATAATAAAGTTGAGAATGAATATTTCATACCTGTTCCTCAAGGTGTGAGATTACGATCTGTTATATTATCTCCTCCTGTAACTTTCCGTTTTGATAACTCTACGGGTTCTGAATTATACGGTGGTTTTGATCGAGGAGCTTTTTCATTAGGAGTACAAGTAGAGTAATGGCAACAACAAGAGATTTTAAGAGTTTAGGGGTTTATGCCTCTGATGCTGAGACTACAATTCCAGTTACACCTTCTCCTGGCACAGCATATAGAAATGTATTAGTTACAGATGTACAGAATGAAACTGGAGAGGCATATGACCTTATACCGAATTCTATTGACTGGAACCAGAAATTCTATATCATAAGTTCATTTACTGATCTAATTGATAAGCATGGAATTCCTGGATGGTCTGAAGATGTAGATTATACTTTACCTGCTATTGTATGGGCTAGTGATAATATTTTTTACGAAGCATTACAACCAAGTGGACCATCAACTACTGTTAGAGATCCTGTATCAGAGTCTACATATTGGAGCCCTATTACTGCTGCTGATTTAGAAGCAAAATTAGCAGATAAAGGAGCAGGAACAGAAGGAGCATTATTAGTTGGTACTACAGGTGAGACGGTACAAGCTAAATTAGTAAGTTTAGATTCTGGATTAACAACTGTTACAAACGAGTTATTTGACTATCAGAGTGATATTGCAGATAAAGGAGTAGGAACAGAGGGAGCATTATTAGTTGGTACTACAGGTGAGACGGTACAAGCTAAATTAGAAGAAATTAACAAAATTATACCTAAAGCTTTTGGGGTATATACTTTTACTGGTGGGGTATATGTATTACAAGCTAACAGTTATAACTTAGGAGCTGGTACAAAGACTGCGGTAGGACAAATAACAGTACAACTTAATTATGACATTCAAACATTTCCTACTTGTCAGATTACAAGATATGATAATTCTAGTAATGATTTATATGGCGGTCAATATACTTTTGATAGTGCATTAAATCAAATATTAGTTGAAATTAGAAAAGATAATGGTAATCTAAATGATGAAGGATTCGCTATAACCGTTCATGAGTATATGTAGGGGATAATAAATGGCAACAACAAGAAATTTTAATACTATCGGTCAATGGGCATTAAATGCTGATACAACGATTCCTACTACTCCGATTGAGGGAGTTGCATATCGTGATACCAGTTTCAATCAAGCTGAAAATGAAGTGGGACAGGAGTTCAAAGAGAAGATTAATTCAGCAGAATGGAATCAAGGATTATATACGACAACAGGAATGACAAGTATTATTGATACCCATGGAATACCAGGTTGGTCTGATTTAGTTGATTATTTGGGTATTGATACAGGTAATTATGCTGTTGTTTGGGGGAGTGATGGGAAGCTATATCAAGCATTACAAGCGAGCGGGCCGAGCGGAGTAGGAGCTAAAGATCCAATATTAGAACCAACTTATTGGGGAATACAATATACTTCTGAAGATTATGCTAATAAGAAGGTAGAGCAAGAAGGGTCATTATTAGTTGGATATACTAATCAGACAGTTAAAGCCGCTTTAGATGCTAGAAATACATCTGTTATAGCCCAGATACATATAGATTATGATCCAGGAGGAACCTTATTTTTTGATAATGGAATTAATTTTGTGAGTGGAACAGATGAAGGATTAGGGCAAACCAAATTAGTATTCTCAGTCAATATTAAGAATCAAGGGCATACATTTTTAACTTCTATGGGGTCAGAAGATGTACCTCCAGGTTTTACTAGTGGTTTTGTGGGTATAAATGGATTAGCTGATACAGAAGAATATATCATTAGAACAGATGTTGTTAGAGCGACAGCTACTCTTGGAACCCCAAATGTAACATTTGAAAGAGCCAATCAAGCCTGTCAAGTTGTTGTAATATCATCAATCATATAGGATAAACAAAATGGCTATTGAACTGAAAGATGAAGAGCGTCAGAAATGTGAAGTATGGACCCGCGTAATGGGATACTACCGACCGGTATCTCAGTTTAATACCGGCAAGAAAGGCGAGCATAAAGAGCGTGTTCAATTTATAGAGCCGGAGAAATTAAGGAAAAGTGCTTGACTTTATGTCATTAATAAATTAAAATTATGTAGTGCTAGTACATCAATAGATTATAAGTCGAGTCTGTTTAGAACCTATCACACAAGTAAAAATATCACTTTTACTTGTGTGTTTTATTTGTTCGGGGCGATATTTAAGGTTGTAATATGTTTTAAATACCGCCCTTAGCTCTTCTCATGATGTTTCTCCTGTATTTAAAGCTTTTA